ACTTTTGCGATACCCTAGTCACGGACAAGGGGATTAGTTTCACAGAAACTAACTATTTTTGAGCCTCTTGTTTCAGCACTGCTGCCATTTGAGGATCTTGTTCTAATAGTAGCATTTGTTGTGTGAGATTGCCCGTTTTCCAAGGGTTTACGGGTCCTCCACCAGCGTTAGCAACAGGGCTTGGCTTTGCACCCATCCCAGCAGCAGAACTTGGCTTAAAATGATGCTCGTAACCACTACCAGGGTTTTTGAGACTCGTGAGATACGAATTGAGATCCTGTTCCACACCACCGTTTAGGACAACTACTTTTCCTTCAGCGTTCTTTTGTAACTTGTTTTGTAACAAAGAAAGCATCTGCTCTGCATTTATAGCGTTTGCATTGCTGATAGCTGCAAGGGCTGTGGTTTTTGTAGATGCTACTTCGTTAGAGTTTTTTAGATCTTCTAACTGCTGTGTAAGACTTATTATCTGCTGGTCTTTATCCTGTGCAGTTTTGTTTGCTTCTTCCCAAAGAGTTTTCCATTGACCCTGTTCCTCTAGGTCTTTGGTACGTTTTTCTTCTTTCTGTTTGTAAACTTCGTCTAGTTTACCCTTAATGCCTTTAAATTTTTCCTGTGCTTCAGCAGCTTCTTTACGGGCAGCAGCTACCTGTTCTTCATATTGCTTCTTGATGCTATCAAGATTAGGTGCTTGTGGTTGTGAAGGAGTGTCAGTCACAGACTGTTCAGCGTTGGTCACAGACTCAGGCTGAATTACTTTTTCTTCTAATTCCATTAATTATTCAGAGATTGGGCTGTCAGTTTTCTTTTTAGCAACTTTTTTCTTAGTTGCTTTTGGTGTAGGAGCAGGACAGGCTTCAGCAGTTTTTTGTGCTTCAGTCTTAGGTTCTACTACTTCCCATTTCCATGTTCCGTCAGATTGCAGAACTTTATCAATAGATCCAGCCATAAATTTTATGTACTTATCTAATATTGTAGCAGCTTATTCTGGTTTGACCTCACTTGCTGTTGGTAAAACTTCACCTTGAACTAAAATATCCCTAAATTCTTCTCTATTAATGACTTGTTGATCGAATAGTGATGTTAAAGCTGTAATATCCTGTCCAATTAGTCTTTCTATGTCGAAATCTCTGCTTATTTTTACTTCTGGTGGTTCAATTCCAACATATTCTGCTGATAAATTGAAAGCTTTTTGTAGTTTTTGCTCTAGTTCCATAGATACCATTGCGAGCATAGAATTTGTGTCTACACGATCTAGCCTACGGGCATCGGCTGATTCAGCTACGAATTTCTGTTGTGATAATGTACTGATTCCGAGTGTTGCCATTTGCATCTGTAGCTCTTTTATTTCTGCTGATTGAGCGTCAAAAGCACTGGAGGCTGGCTCTACATAGTAAACTTTGTTGCCAGGTTGTGTAGCCATTGCGTAGTTTACAGATATAGCAAGGTCTTTGGTCTGATCGTCATAACCTTCCATCACTAATAATGGCTGTGAAGCAACATGCAAACTGTGTATTAAATCAGCTTGTCTCTGGAAGTGTGCAAGATTTAGGTATGCAATATCCAGTAGAGGTGGTTTGCTGACTAAATTATCTGTTTTCCCTGCATAAATTGTGACTAAAGGTATTTCACCTAGAGAAAAGTTACCTGATTCTACCTGTCTATAATCCTTTTCAGATGATCCTACTTCAAACTGGCCTGTAGTACTGTTATCGGAAACGTCATACATTTCTTCTAGCTGTTCTTTTTTGCGGAATACTCTATATTTTCCTGGCTCAATTACTCTTACCTGATCGAAAACCTTTTCACCAAACTGTCCATCAGGTAGTACAGCTTTTTCTCCTATGCGTACTTGAACTAGGTTTCCGTAGTTTGATTCTCTGTCCAATCTCCATCCGTAAAGATTTGTCGGATCCACTTCAATCCAGTAAGGTCTACGGTTTTGGGAGCGTTCTTCTGCGAGGCTTACTGCTCCTGATGGTGCAGGATAATCTACGAGAATGTGACTTTGGCCGTATGTGAGAGAACACATTAGTATTCTTCTTGCGTATTCGTCTAAGTCTGATTTGCAACCATCTACATCCATCTTGAACATCTCTGTCCAGTATGGATCGCCTGTCAATGTTATTGGTTTACGAAGCACTAATCCTGCTGCTGCTCTTATTAACCTTTGGGTAAATGGGCTAAATACAGCTCTGTTTACTCTCGCTAAGTAGGCATCGTAATCTTCTCTTGGTTCGAGAGGCAAAAATGCTTCGCTATTTGTTCGTAAATAGTCTGTTCCTTCACTTACTGCTTTCATTATTTCCCAGCCTTTCATCATATCTAGGACAGCCCTCGTGCGAGTAAAAGGACTGTCTGGCCCACCTACAGAAGTAGATGAGACAATGTTAGTTCGTATTGGGCCTGGGATTGCGTAAGTCATGTCAGCACTTCCATCTCCTTAATGCTAATGCTTTTCTAGTTGGTCTGCCTTTACTATCCTTCATCGGACCTTTGACTCCTTTCATTCTGGCACAAAATGATCTTCGTCTAGCTGCTCTTTTTCCTGTGGGATTCTTTTCAGTTACAGGTGCTTTAAGGTTGCTGCCTGTAGCACGATTGTATTTAGCACGACCTTTAGCAGTAAGCCCACCCTTTTTGGACTTTTCACCTCTACCTATTGATAAGCTAACTCCTTTTCTTGCCATTATTTACCTACCTTTGCTTGTGCCTTTTTATGGGCTTGGGTAAAAGTATCTCCTGCTCTCATTCGCCTTTTCATAAACTCCATATGCTTTGCACTATGATGCTCAGAGTGCTTAGATAATAGAGTTTTTTGGCGAGGAGTTAGTTTCACTTCTTTTTCTTTTTCTTAGAACGTAGCTTTTTAAAATCAGCACCCGTAATTTTATCTCTGGGAGGAGCAACCCTAGCCAGTTTACGTTGTTTGCCTGAGTAAGAACCTTTTGGCATTATGCAGCGTTGGTAATAGCACCAGAAGTTTGGAAGTTTACGCTTACTGTTTCGAGATCTCCTGTTGAAGCAGATAAAGTTGATCCTGTAACAATTCCAGAAAAACTTACTTTTTTAGCACCAGTTGTATCTAAAAATAGTTCAAACTGTGCATCACCAGCATCTTCTGTTGTTAAAACATCAGCTAATAAGTTTGCAGTTTCATTACCACTAGCTGCTGTGTAAAGAAAATCAATAGAGCCTGTTCCAGAAATAAGACCGCCAACAAATGATCTAGATGTTGCTCCATGAGCAGTTACGTCTAACGTATCTTTTGTTATGTCAAGTGACCAAGCTGTAGTTGATACGATTGCTTCAGTTGTTCCAGATCCGTTTTTAAATTTTACGGAGCCTTCTTCGCCACGAAAAAATGCCATTATTCTAAGAAAAAAGAGTATTTATAAATAGTTTAACTTGTAGTTGACTTACTACCAGTTTTTTCACGTTTAAACCTTGCTTTTTCACTACTTGACATTTCTCCAGTAGTCTTAGGTGTCTTACTTGAGACTCGTTTACTGGGTCGACAAGCTGGATAGCCTCTTTTTTCGCCTTTTGATCGGCCACAGGGTTTACCAGTTTTGACATCTACCCATTTTTCTTTGAACCAACGGGTAAGGCCACCGCTACTTCTTGCCACGTTTCTTAGTTCCTGTGCGATAAGTGCCACCACGCTTTTTGTACTCTCTTACGAGCCATGCGTTAGCGTAAGCAGAAGGATAAACAGCAAATTTGCGTTTTGCCTCTGCTTTTACCCTAGAGTATAACGCTTTATTTACAGGAACATTCGCCACGTTTTTTGCCTCCTTTTTTCTTTTTCTTCTTTTTCTTTGTAGTGGAATGATACATGATGATGGGGATTAGCAATCTTAGTATATTCTAAACCCAGTCTGCCCTAATGTCTCTGGTTTTACAAGATTAAATTGTTGTAAACATAAATATCCGAAAGCATCAAAAGCGTGGTCAACCCCCAGATTCTTGTTGGGTAAGCCTGTATTGGGTGCATAAGTTAGTGTTCTGAGTGCTTTTATCAATTCTTTACATCTTGGATGAATCAGTGTGCGTCTTTCTTCGGCTGCATCAAATAGTGCTGTGTTTACACAGGTTATTTTGTCTCGTATTTTCCAGGGTGCTTTAGGTGATGAAACAGTAAACCCGCTTCTTCGGAGAATATTGTGGTCAGTTGAACCTACTCCTGCTGTTTTTCTGGCTGCACCCGTTGGGTCAGGGCAAGCAATTATTCGTCTGTCTACTCCGTATCGGTTTATTACTTCTTCTGTAAAATCCCAGGTTGTTGCTCCACCAGTGAGAATTATCTCGTCAAATACGTATAGATAGTTCTGGTGGCGTACTGCACAGATTCCGCAAAGTGGATCTACGTTAAAATCGACTCCCAGAATGAGTGGGAGGAACTGTAGGTCGTTTGCTTCCTCAGAAATATTGGAATCTGAAAATGAGACTGCAACGAGACCCGTAAGATTCTCAAAGCTGGCCTCAAACTCCTGCTTAAATGTTCGCTGGTCTAGCTGGGCCTTGGCTGCTTCTACCTCCTCTTTTGCAACATTGCCCCCTTCGATGGTGGTAAAACTCCAGCGTTTCCAGTCACCTGTCTCATCTTGTGGAACGTAGCACCATAAATCGTAGAACCAGGAGGCTGTACCATCTGGTGTAGAAATAAAGAGTGCCCAACCCTGTTTATCTGCAAGAGCGGGTCTGATTACCTCGAACCATACTTCTGCATCCATGAAGGCTGCCTCATCAAGTACTACTCCAGCTAGGCTTCGACCACGAAGAGTTGTTGCGTTTTCTGTGCCTTTTAGTTCGATTAGCGATCCATTAATTAGTTCTATTTTGAGATCGGTTTCATTTTTTGATTGAATCCACTCTCTTGGTACGAGTTTCTTTAGTTCCTTCCAGGCGATGTCTTTTGCCATGCGATAGGTAGGGGCACAGTAGAAATAGGTTTCACCTGGGCGGTTTATTGCTGCTTTTACTAGTTCTATACAGGAAAGATAAGATTTTCCGAATCTTCTGCCAGCTACAAGGACTCTAAATCTGTTTTCTGCGTTGAACACCTCCCCCTGTGCCCATCTAAGCGTTAAATTTTCGGTTGTAGCTGTACTCATGTAGTAAAGAATAGCTTAAATTTGACTTTTTATCCTAATTTTGTCGACTAAGTACTACATTTAGGGTTATCATGCAAATAAATAGTATCAATTTAGTCCGTGGCTCAAGCATACTTTCACCCAAACGCAGACAACCCAAATGCACCTAAAACAAAAGAAGGTCTTGGTATATCAGGAAGGCGTAATAGTCGAGCAGTTATAGAAGCAAGACAGCAGAAGTTATATAAAAGGCAGATAGAAGGTTTAACTACAAGACAATTAGTACTGGATCATGCAGCTAAAGAAAATGTTTCAGTATGGACAGCCTGGGAAGATTGGAAACAGGTAAAAATATGGAACGATGAGGACTGGAACAAAGATAGAGAGAAGATGATTGGGCGACTCCAGGGAATGAGAATGAATCTTTTTAACAAGGCTGTTAGGAGAGGACAGTACCAAACTGCTGCTCAAATACTAGATTCATTGGGTAAAGTACTAGGGGAGAGCGAAGAGACTATCAATCTTAAGACTCCACAACTATCAATTAAAGTAGAAGAGAAGAAAGATTAGTTGACACTATTGTAGTAGTTTAGTATAATAATATTGTAGTACATAATCAAATTATGCCTTGATTTATCAGTAGGTTCCCCATCATCTACAAAAAATTTTACAAAATAAAAACCCGCCCCCCTGTGCGGTGGGGGGTGAGGGCTGGGCGGTGTTGCCTCTGGGCTACGCTGGGCGGTCTACCTCCCTAAGTGGGTGACGTGGCACTCTGTCTGCTGGCGGGTGGTTGTGGCCTCCCTGAGACACTGCTCATATTGTGGAGACGCTCCAGTGTAGGCACTAGCCAGCACCAAGGAGACCAGACTCACAGCCAGTGTATAAGCTTGAATTTTGGGGCGGGGGCTGGTTGATCTCTGGGGGCGGTGGCTGTTGCTTAGGCGTGTCATGTGTTTACTGGGATAGTGTGATGTGTGAAGAGAAAAACTAGGAGAGTTCGGCGGGGGTGTTGACTAAGAAGTAGTAGCCTCCAATACCATTGAACCCCACTGCAAAGATTTTCATATCTGGAAACCTCTCTTTGAAATCCCAGTTATCAATTAGTAGCTGGGCGGCGTTCCTGTGGTTGTCGATTGTCTCCAGATCGCTGTTAGGTTCCAGAGCTATTTCCCAGAGGGTGTCATTATCCCTCTGGACTGTTGCATAGATGCGGGGGCCATATGTGTCTGTAGCTCCAGCATATTCTGTCTGGATGCACCAACCGTGTTTCAGGTCCTTGCAGTATCTGTTGGGATAGGTTGCAACTGGCATTAGTTCTGCCCTCCGTTGTTTCTTGCCTCATTAATGAGGACATCAACTGCCCACTGGCTGGGGGGACATTCATAGTAGACCTTCTTTCTGCCATCTGGTCCAGATTCAATTACAACTTTCTTAACTGGTGGCTCGTCAAAATAGCCAGAGTTGGCGGCTGTCTCTTCCTTAATTACTTTGTGCATCTGTTCGGCATTGTGCCAGATGTGTTTAGCGTGGGTGGCCATAATCAAATTAATATAGAATACTCCTTATATATAGCTACTATTGTGCTACATGTCAAGACCAGATTAGGACTAATTTAAAATTATAGGATTATTAACTATATTGTTTAAGACTCAAGTCATAGCTTGACTTTCTGATTTACTAAAATAGCTAAAATTAACCTTAATTTGGTTAGGTACAAATACACCTGTAGCACATTAGAATTATAGGATTATTAACTGTTTACTATGAGACACACCGTGAGACAGACACACCAGTATTTGAGACTCATTTGAGAAAATATTGAGACTGTCCAGTAAATCTTATTTGAGTCTCACATTCCAGTAATAAAAAACCACCGATCAGTGGCCTAATCAGTGGCTAATCAGTGGCCTAATCAGTGGCTGATGAATGTGTACACCGCATAGTCTCCACCCTCAAGGTCTGGTAAATCAGAGCGTCCATATCTGAATGAATAATCATCTGATACAGACACACATTCAGAGCTGGACAATTCCAGATATTCCAGAGTGTTTTTTATTAAAATTTCCTCATTATCCTCTAGTCCAGAGCTGTCTCCATTAATGAGGTAGGATGCCCAGTATATGGGCAGTTCCTCAGTAACTTCTTTAATACTTTTCATAGTTCCTCCAGTCTGGATAGATACCTTTGCGAAAGTCCTCTTTAATCTTGATTAATTTATTCAGATGAGTCTGGTCATTTTTAATTGCATGTATAAAACAGTCGGACCAGATTTCTGAAAGTTTAGCCTCATAACTTTTTTTATCTTCCTGATATTTAATTTGTTCCAGAGGTAGTTCGAGCTGACCCTCTATAACTTCTTTTTTCTCAGGTGCTTGAGGTGCTCTACCCCAATAATCCTCAGATAGAAAATAAGCATAGTTGAGTTCCCTGTCTTTAAACTGAGATAGAGTATCTTTCATTCCATATTCGTGGATTGTTTGGGTCTCAGTCATAGGACTAATATATGGAAACTTTAAATACACCCAATAGTCTGTGCCATATTGAGGATCATTACTCTCAGTATGAGCTGATGATACATGAGGATGATTAGCTAATTGCTTAAAAGTTCTAGGTTCTCTCATTTTTGTAATTTGGTGTACTACACTATATAGTCTTGCACTATTGTAGTACTTTGTCAACCCCAAAAAAATAAAAAAGATAATAAGTTAAAAACCTATTATCTTAATTATTGTCAGGTGTGTTTATACCTTTTAAGTTTTAAAAAGTGCTACTTCTTAACTGTATCAAATAAGACTCATCCTGATGAATGACTATACAGTAGTCAGAGCTAGACACTTTTCAAGTGATCTGTTAATCCTCTGGCTGTTCGATCCAGTAGGATTAATTAGATTATTAAATCTGATCCTAGACGCATTGATTGAATTAGGGCTGTTAGTCCTACCCTCAGTATGGCACTGGTGATGAGTAATAGCCTGATGAATCGCATACGCTGTATTGCCTAGGTTACTAGCTTCCTTTTTATACTGACGTTGGACTGCTGACCACTCTCTGTCCAGATCAGTGTACTTTTTAGCTCTGACAGTTCCATCTTTCTCAGTAATAGTGCCTCTAAGTTTATCCTGATAGGCATATTGAAACACCTCTTTCAAATCTGTTTCATTAACCTTTGTTTTATCAAGTTCCCTGAGCTGGGCAACTGTGGTATTAAAATCAGAGCGTGCCCAGTCTATATGATCTGGTAGAGCCTTAACTAACCTTTCAATGGATGATGTATGTTTGATGACTATGTTTTTACCATCCTTACGTACTGATTGCATCTGATTAAAACAAGCCAATCGTATGTCATAAAAACTGCACATGAAAGATGTACTTTGAGAGAATGAGTTGATAAATGCAACACGCCTCTTAACTGGATCATCCTTTCTAATATCTGTCTCAGTTCCATTAATTGCATACTGGATAATACAGTCAGCACCACCATTCTGTAAGGTGATAGATTCTAGAGTTAAAATACCAGCATTTACATATTTTTGTCCTATATCTCTAATTACAGAATTATTCAAAGGTGTCCAACCTTTCTTACCTATTCCAAGTAATTTACCTGTTCTAGAGTTAATGATAGCTTTGTAGCCTTTGCATAGTTGCTGATCTCTGGCCTCATAACCTTTGACGTTATACGTACCATTAATCTTGAGTTCGTTATCCTCATCTATTCCCATATTATGGAATAGTTCAACAGCATAGGGATCAAAGTTTAATCCAAACTTTTCAAAATTTTCAAAATGTGAGAGGTTAGGATTTACTAGACCACTGTCTGGCATCCTTGTTTCATTGGACTGTGCCTGATAGCCGAAGCGTAGCGGTTCCATATTAGACTCAGGGTTGAGTTGGTTGATTCTCTGGTTGAGAACTGATAGATCAAATGATTGCATTTTAATTGGTGGAATATGCGTACATTAAATATATTACACATGTACTACAGTATTGTCAACACTATATACGCTTAAAATTTATATCACTAATAATTCGATCCAATAATACCTCTGTTCTAAAATTAAAATTATCGCTAGTATTAGGATTGGACATCTGTTTCTGTAACACGCAAAGTAAAAAGAATATATCAGAGCCTCTTATGGTAACTGACTTTGCGGTAAATAATGAATGACTTTTTACTAACATTGTTCGGTCCAGTAACTGTTTATATTTTTAAATTATCGTTAATATAATGAATGTCAAATTCTCAGAATTATCAGTGAGAATTGATAAATTATTTTTTATGTGCTACATTATGGGTGTTCTATTAAACACCGATTATGGACACACCCAAAAAATTATTTAAGGTTGTCACTCACAATACTATGATTGAGACCTTTGAAGTTGAGGCCAGTACAATGGCTGAGGCTAAACAAGCCTGTTTTGAATGTTGGACTGCTGAGGATAACTACCCTGTGAATGTTGAAAGGGTTGAACAGTACTTTGATGATAAATCAATCCAAAAATGTAAACTATTTGCTATTGCATGTTGGCCTGATGATGATAATTTACTATCAACATCCAGTGTAGGATTTTGGAGAGAGCCAACGATCCAGGAATTAGATAGTGAGGAGATAAGTTAATGGATAAATACCAGATTTACACCGCCCTACAAAATATGGATAGGTTTGGGGGTAGTTTTGAACAGGCTCTTGCAGCTTGTTATTCAATAGCCGATCCAGATAATAAGACTATTTTGTTAAATGCTTTTGAATCCTTATTTAGAAAATTTATTGATTTTAATAATGGATAAGAAAAAAGCTATTAATTTCATTCTTGACATTTTTAGAGAAAATGAAAAGAATCCACCAGAGAAATATCTATGCCGTAAGGATATTGTAGATATTTTACATGTAGATTTCAAAGTTCCAGAGAGCACTGGCTACAGATACCACGCTGAGGCTGAGAAAGAGTATATGTGGGAACTTGAAAAGAGTAACGATCCAAAAAAGAAAATAGATCGTAAACAGGTAATACTGGATAACCTGTGGGATATAGTCCAGAGCTATGCCACTAAGTTAGGTAAACCTACTACCACTGCTGAAGATAATCAAAATTATACAGATGCAGCTAAAAACTACTCAAACCATTTAAAACTTTATAAAAAGGTGTAAAAATTATGGTACACGATCCAAGTTTAATGGAGACTGAATTTCACGATTGGCTAGACCAATGCCCTAATAGTTGGGTAAGACTAGCCTGTGATGAAGATTCATCCACTTACAAATTTTACAGGAAAGATGACGATGAGTGATTCATTTATGCACAATCATCAATCCGCACTGGACAGCCAGCGTGAAGATGATGCGATCCAATATCTAGAGGATGCTGGGGTTTATCCAAATGTGTTTGAATCTTCAATTCTTGTTGAGGATAAAGACTACCCTATGGAGACAGATCATGACTGATTACGTTCCAATTACTAGGTATTCCAAGTGTAAACGCTATTCGGGTGCAGAGATTCTGTGCCCTAAGTGTAATAAGACCTCTACTGTTTATCATTTAGATTGGTCTGGACTGGGTTGTGTACACTGTAATGCTCTTATTAATAAATACGATTGGAAGATTAAAAAAGGTAAATACTCTAAACAGTAACCAGTTCCAACTGTTTCTGATATAACTCGTTGCGTCTTAAAAATTCCGTCTCAGCTCCTATGAGTTCGAGGCGGTTTAACATTTTTATCTGTGGTTTACCAGATCGTCTAGCAATAATTACAGCTCCATATTTAGGTTCGATATGGGTGAGGGATTTTAGTCCTAAACTGTACGCTCCAAGTTGGCAACAGAATTGTTCCACCATCTGGTCTGACCTAGCTTCCTTAGCTGTTTTCCAGTCAACAATGAATGGGCCTTCTCCGTCTATGTCCAGTAGAGCATCTGCTGTACCAGCAAATCCATATCCTTCTTTATATACCGAAAATTCGACTGCATGAATGGCGGTTACACGTTCCAGGATGAAAGACCGTAAGCCTCTGGCGTAGCCACTGGCTGACCATGCAACCTTCGGGGCAGATTGAGCTGCTTTTGAAAGGCTCCATTGTGTGACTTTCTTGGGGCATCTTTCGAGTCCATCCGATCCAGTACGCCAGATATTCCGTTTATTAGCACTTTGCCTAGCAAACTTTGAAGCGAGTTTAAGGATATACTCGGCGTGTGAGTGTGATAGTCGACCTCGTTCACAGGCAACATCACGTTCCATTTCTGAGTCAGGTCGTTTAATCCATCTTTCAAGTGCATCTTTAGATTCTTGGGGTGCGGTTTCTTTTAGTATGTGAGTTACGCTGGAATATACATTGTTCTTTTCATCCCTATATACTCTATACGGTCCACTGTTGTCTTGGATTAGGGTCCATTTTCTGAGAGATGCTAAGGCATTTTGTTTGTCTAGCGTTCCCATGAATGGATAATAAATACACGTTCCCATTATTAAAATACCATAAAAAAGAAAGGGGTCAACTTATGTGACCCCAGATTTAGTGTGTTAGTCAGATTCTTTGAATGGGTCACCACCATCTAAGAGTCTTTCTAGCTTGAAAGTCTTTTTGACCTTTGCCCACTCTTCATCAATAGTGGTAGTTAAGCCTTTCTTTCTGTTGAGAGGTGTAAGGTTGTATTCAGTATTAGTTCCTGTACCCTTACGAGATAGGATGAAATCAATGTCTAAGAAAGAATCTTCATAATCCTCTAATTGACTGATTGCATCAAAGGCATTTGTAATGGTTTTCTGTGTCCAGGCTAGAACCTGTACTCTTTCCATATCGTGGTTGTAAACAGCCACACATTGCTCTAACTTAACTGGCTCAAGTGCAGTACCATCTCTATTCAATGGTCTTACATACTTTTCACCAAGTTTATGCTCTATATCCTCTGGGCTAGGATCATCAGCAAATCTGAATGGTTTTTTAGCTTTTATGTTGCCATCTTCATGACCCCATAACAAGAAACATTCCCAAGCTTCGTCTTGGAGTAGACTAAAGCGAACTTTGTCGCCATCATCTAAGTTGTGTGGATTTAGGTAGCCGTCCCGAGAACTTCCAGAGTTGGAAGCATCTTCACTGGCTCTTTTTGAAACAAAAGGCATAATTGCGTAGTGACTTAAAAGTCTAATTGCTCTTTTAATGTAGCACAATGACAAATGAATGGCAATAGGTTACAATAAGAAAACCCCCAAGATCGGTGAACCTTGAGGGTTTAAAAACAAACTGTTTCAGTAGGTATTCTAGCACATGAGTAAAAAAAGTTTTATTCCACAAATCCCTGATAACTGGGTAACTTGTCCTATATACGCACAAGGAGTACTACTTCCTAAAAAAGATAATTCCAGACCAGATACTTTTTCTGATGGTAAGGTTCCTTACGGTAAAGCGTGGAGAGAAAAATTATCAGCAAGCGACTCTGCTTTGATGATTGAAAACGAACCAGATAAGTATAAAGCTATTGGTGTATTCACTGGACAAAGATCAGATGGTCTAGTGATATTTGATGTTGATAAAAATTTAGGTGCAATAAATAAAAAGTGGGGCAAGGATCTTAAACACGCTCCAAAGGTAACTTCATTAAAGAAAAACGCTGCAAAATTTTTGTTTAAAGTACCTCAAGAATTTTGGTCTGAGGTAGATTCTATAAGCCATACTGCTGCTGGACATGAAGGATGGGAAGTTCTATGGGGAGGACAGGGTGTAATAGCTGGTGAATACTATAAAGAAAGTGTAGGAAAAGGAAAATATAAATTAGAAGGTAATCTGTTTGAAGTACCAGATGCTCCAGAGTGGTTGCTATCTCGTATGAAAGATCAGTATAAGAAAAAGCATCAAGACGTAAATATAAAGTATGTAGATAACAGATGGTCTAAGCGATCCACTGAGGAGAAAGTTGCCATCATAACTGGTTGCTTGAGTGTTATTAAATACACTGGCCCAAATAGTGAGGACTATTGGTGGGAGATAGGGGCAATGATTAACAATGAATTGCCTGGTGTAGAGGGTCTTAACTTATGGAGAGAATGGTCTAAGAAAGATCCAGATTATGAGCATTGTTGGGAGAATGGTGAAGATCCCTGCGAAAGAAGATGGTATGCAGCTTGGCGTAACGATGGTGCTAGATATAATATGTCTCACCTTATTGATTTAGCAGATGACGCTGATCCAGATAGAAAAAGATTTAAGCATACTGGTTTAGATAAAATTATTGATGAAGTACAAGCTATTCCTCTTAAATATAAAGAAGATATACCAGATGGTGCAGATATTATTAGGCGTTACTACGAGATAGACGCTAATCCAGAAAATGAAGATCCAGCCATGCACGATCAGGCTGTGCATAAATTGGCGATGGAATGTAAGCGGGCCAATGCTGCAATTATTGAACAGATAATTGATAAACATGAAATGTTTAAGAGGACTAAAGGACAGAAACCTCTTACACCTGATGAGTTAGATGACACACCTTTTGAGTATTTGATTCCAGGATTGCTACCAAAACCTTGGACTCTATTAGTTCATGCAGATGGTGGTACTGGTAAAACTGCTATGTGCCAGACCTTGGCTAAACATATTGGACAGGGTAAAGATTTTAATGTTTATGGAAGTTTGGTAAACGTACCAGTAGGTAAGGTTCTCTGGTTGAATGGCGATCAGAACGAGAGAATACTACGTAGGCAGATGAAATTAATTGGTTGCGATAAGAATGTAAAAGTAGTTACTGAGTGGGATATGCAGTGGTATGCAAGATTTAAAAGGATGCAAAAGAAGTATGCTTATGATCTTATTGTTATTGATAGTTTGGATGGTTGTAATGACAGCAACCCATACGAAGAGAACAGGAGAGAATATGCTCTACCTATCAAAAAATTAGTTAGGAGAAATGGTCAGGACTTTCCTGCCTGTTCAATAGTTATTATTCACCACAATACAAAGGAAGGTAAGTTCAGAGGTACAAGTGCTATCAAAAATGCTGTAGATGAAACTTGGAATATGCGTAAGTTATCTATGAATGATGCTGCTGAAATGGGAGTTACACAGAATACAAGAATGGTAACTATAGAAAAATCAAGAGAGGATAGAGAAGGATTGAAGATGTTGTTTACTTTATTGCCTGATTATTCCTACACGATTAACCCTGCACCTGAGCGAACCAATGAAAGGGTGCTTGATTCACCTAACCAGCATACGATTGATATTCTTAAACTCATGCGTAAAGAAGATAAAGCATGGTGTGTCAGAGAGTTGGTCGAAGATCCTTTTGTTGGAGGTATGCACAAGAAACGTGCCATAGTTTATAGCCTTAATAAACTATCAGACCAGAAATTAATATATGAATGTGATCCACCCTCAGACGTTAAAACAGGGGGTAGACCCGCTAAGTATTACAAAGCCATAGGAAAGACCAAAAAAGGACAGTTTTCCTTGACACCCCGTAATAGTGTGTATAAAGTAAAAAACCCTGATACTGGAACTAATTTGAAGAACAATGAAGATTGTAAAAAGTCAGATATTGTAAAAAGTCCAGATAATAGTCAGGAGACTTTATACAAAGAGGACCTTTCTACAAAGCCCAATGTTGTTGAAACCCTTTCCGTTGGAACGGAAGGACCTTTATACACAGACCCCCGTGGGTATATAGAAGATTGTGAAAAATTCTGGGGAATTGATGGTGTTAGTAAGGTAAATAGTGATGAAAAGATAGATATAATGAAAGACGATTTAGAAGGCAAAAATAAACTTATAGACTTATAGTTATTAGTGTACTAAAGTAGGAGAAAACTTATCGTATGTCTAACAAACACGAAGAGAACATGGAGCTGATAGTACGGGCTGCTGCAATGCACGATAAAGTACTGGCTAACGTGATTAACGATAATAAAATTCTTAATCACAAAGTAGATCAGACAGACAAAAAGTGTACAGAGCTAGAGGAAGAATTAGCTTTTGTTTATAAGGAAGTACAGAATCTAAAAGATTGTAAGGGTAGACTGACTGCTCTTATGCTTGCAACAATGTGTGGATTTCCTAGAGATACAGAAAGTAATAAAGTTCTTGGAGGTGAATTATCTAACCTAAGCCGAGAACTAGGCTATGACATTAAAAAAGATAGAGAAGGCAGGTGGACCGTAGGTTTTTACAAACCTTATGTGTGTAAAGTATATTTAGAAAGATATAATTTACCTATACCCCCACAACTTCAATACGTAAAAGAATAGCTATGCACACCAGAAATGTAAGCCTCACCATCCAGAAGCTATATGCTCCAAAAGACGGTCCAATAGCTACTGTTAGGTTCACTGAGTATGACGAATTTGGAAGAGTGCACTGTGTAAATCAGGTTGATTATTATTCAATAACCGAAATGAATAATCAGATTATGACAGCCATAAATTGTGGACTTGATGTAGATGTCAGAACTGTAATTAATACAGATTTGTTAGAAAAAAGAATTAATAGCTGGACATAATCTACTGCTGTGCTAGATTAATAGAAGTTCAAAAGCACAAATATTTATGGAGCTAAAGCATACAGAGATTCTGACTAATAAATCAGAAGTAAACTTTGAGGATGGTAAAGTAACCAAAGTCGAAGAAAAGAATAATTTAATTAACATATCTTTTCAGCAAGAGAATGACGATGTTATTAACAAATGGATTATTACATTAACAAAAGATCAGTTCTCTCATATATCTAGAGAAGTAAATGTAAAGCCTCTTAGTAAAGAACAACTAAAAGCTATTCATGCAAAAAAGACTGAGGAGCCAGCACCCGTAGCTGTGGCTGCTGAACCTGTAGTCGAAATGACTATACCTGTAAAGATAAGCAAGACTGTATTACCTACTCAGGAAGAAGCACCTCTCAACTGGAAAAACAAAACACCAGAAAGAGAAGCTAGAAGAGTACGATCCAGGATAGATGAAAGTAAGGTTAGTTGCTTACTAGACTTTGTATTTAAGTGGCACAGAAATAACCATTATAAAAACAATAATAAGACCGCTAAGTACTCACTGGCCCATTTACTCAAAACTCATATTCCTAGCACTTGGCATATTGATTACCAAACTTGTAGACGTATTTATTTAGGGCAATCCTACAAAGAAGTTACAGGTGCATACAGATTGAAGTGGGTTGGCCTAGTCTCAGAACTACAGGCTAAAGGTTTACATAGTGAAATACCAGATTATATTAGAAAACACTATGCAGTTTAAATTTATTGTGCTACAGTAGTAATGCAGTTTATTTGGTCCTTCCATGACCTCACAAAATTACACCGTATATTACGGTATCAAAGAACTTTACAGACTTCATACAGCACACAGCATTGCGTTTGATACTGAAACCTTACAACTACAACCAGAGAAAGGTAAGTTACGTCTGCTTCAGCTAGGTAGCTATTCATCACGATCCATTGTGGTGATAGACTGCTTTGATTTAGTAGATAAAGACTGGGATTATCTTATACGTTTCTTCAGCAGTATGAAGAGACACTGGCTCGCCCACAACGCAGTGTTCGATCTTGGTTGGTTGCAGGAACATGACATCTATCCTAACGGTCTTGTTAGATGCAGCATGATAGCCAGCAGATTACTTACCAACGGTATTCCTCAAGTTAAGCATGGTTTAGCTGATGTAGCTTTACGTCATTTAAATAGAGAAGTATCTAAGGAACAGCAGAGATCAGACTGGAGTTTAGAGAAACTAACTAAAGAACAGCTTGAGTATGCTGCTACTGATATTGAAGTACTGCTTGAACTTGATGCCACATTAAATTACAAGATTGCATCAGCTAGATTAGGTAAGGCATTTACTTTGGAGTGTAATGCACTTCCAGCTATGGCTCAGATGTGGAGAACTGGTTTACCTTGGAATAAAGAATCATTAGAGCAATGTCTCATAGATTATGAAGATGATGCTAAAGAAATGGGTAAAGAGTTTATACGTGAGTTAGATAATGCTTTACCAGAAGATCAGAAACTACCACGGGATGATGATGGAGAGTTTAATTTACGTGCGAAAGACGAAGGATCTATTCGCTTAGGCACTAAAAAGTACAAAGGCTTCAATATAAAAAGCTCTAAACAGTTACTAGAAAAACTAGAAATAGTACTAAAATATTCACCCACAGATAGTAAGGGTAAAAAATCTGTATCTAGAGAAGCTTTGCGTAAATGTGCTGCTGATTCTGAAGCGATCCAAACACTTATGAATTGGAAAAAGACAGAGAAGCGTAGACAGATGCTTGCCAGCATCCAGGAAAAGATGGCCGATGATGGTTTTGTTAGGGCATCTTATATGCAACTTGGAGCAGATACAGGAAGAATGTCCAGTATTAAACCTAATAATCAGCAGATACCAAGAGACTCTGAGTTTAGACAGTGTGTTGAAGCTCCAGAGGGTTGGCTGATTGTTGACGCTGACTTTTCTCAGATGGAGTTACGGCTGGCTGCTGCACTTGCTAATGACAAGAACATGATAAAAGCATTTAAAGATGGTGCAGATTTACATGATTACACTGCCGAGCAGATGGGTTGCGATAGGCAGATAGCTAAATCAGCGAACTTCGGTTTACTTTATGGAGCTGGTTCGGAAGGTCTACGTAACTACGCAGGTAGTAGTGGGGTATTGATGACGCTTGATGAAGCAGGTAAAGTTCGTGACAACTGGTTAAATGCCTATAGCGGTATTCGAGATTGGCAGAGTAAGAATTATCTTGAAGCAAAAGAGACTAAAGATGATGACTGGGCTGAGACTAGGGTTCCTGTATCTGGCATGAGAAGATTTCTAAAAGGTGATCTTAACAGAATTACTGTTAGATGTAACACGCCCATACAAGGTGCAGGTGCAGCTATTCTTAAATGTGCACTTGGAAAGATATGGTCTAAGGTCAAAGATGCTGGTGAAGATACTGTAAAGATTGCAGCAGCAGTACACGATGAGATACTTCTTTTGGTTCGTGAAGAACACGCAGAAGAGTGGGCTAAAACACTGAAAGAAGTTATGGAACTATCTGAATCTCTATGGTTAGGTGAAATACCTGCATTAGCAGAAGTACAGATAGGTAAAACATGGAGGGAGGTGCACTAATGAGTAAAAGAACCACTGAATTTGGAGAGATGCCTAATGTTTTTATGGAATACATGGGTAAAGAACCAAAAGTAAAAGTAAGAAGGCGTAGACCTATAAAGAAAAAACCTAAAATTAAACTAAATAAAGCTGAAGGTTTTTAGTATATTTAGCTGCTTATCTCAGGTTTTGTGCTAGAGTAGTACAAGACAGGTTATTTCATGGCTATCGTTCACGGCAACAAAACTTACTTCCAAGTATTAGTCGATCCAAACAGAGCTAATTTGGCTCAAGAGTTGGCAGACAAAGAGGGTATCAAAGCTACAGCCTGGGTTAGAAACTTGATTTACTCAGAACTGGAGCGAGCATACCCTAAGTCTGTTTATGACATGGCTAAGGCAGAAGATATAGTTGTATGGCAGAAATCTGTACGTAAAAGAATTGAAGGTAGGAAAGCTAACAAAGCATGAAACCAGTTCCAAGAAGTACACAGGACAAACGTAATCTTAAAAAGATAAGAGACTGGAAGTGTAAACAACTTATGCGTATCTTTTTAGATTATACTCTTAGAGGAGTAGAACACCATATAAATATAAAAGATGACTACACAGCCCACGTTACATACGAGGGTAACTATGAATTGTCTGTTAAGCAAAAACTAGAATTAACTAAATATAATTTTCAAATAAATCAAGTACATAAAAAACTGCTTAGTCAATTTTCTCACGCAGACGTTGAAGCAGCAATTTTAGACGACTAGACTTTTCTCTTGCTTTCTCTTTAGCTTTTAGGTCAGATAAGGCTACCTCTAACTCAACTAAACGGAGCAGTGCATGAGATAGCACAGCTTCAGTCTTTGCATGATTTTTCATTAGATCTATACAAAAAGCCCTTATCTTGTCTATATCATTACAAGCCTTAACTTCCCTGCATCGTAGCTCTACTGTTAGTTCTGTTTCGGGATCTAAATTCCCGAAAATCATTTTCATAAAGCCTCTATCTTTCATATCACTGTAGACTTGTGGTAGAGCCTGGAAACATCCTGGCCTCAATAAAAGCAACTGCCTGATCGTCTATTGTGTTATCGGTTTGCTTGGCTATTGCCTTTAACAGATCCACTATCAATCTCTTCATTGCCTTAGATTTAATAAAGACTAAAAGAATAGGTTTTAGAATTTTTACCATCGGTTTTATGTGTTACTTTCCAAACATAGCTACTTTGCTAGTATTAGACAAGAATCTTAACTTTTATGGAAGATCAAGAACCTAGTAAAGTCGAAACCATTGTTAAAGTTTGCGTGCTTCTATGGTCGGCAACACTTTTATCCCTTTCATACTATGAACCACCTTCTGGTAAAAAAATTGTAGATTTTGATCCCACATTCATAGCTTCGATTTTTTCAGCTTCTACTGCATCACTAGGTTTTTCGATAAAAAAGAAAAAAGATACTATAGTAGATAACAAGAACTCTAAAGTAGGTATCAAATGAAAAAACTGTTTGCTTTACTTCTATTCTTACCTTCGGCTGCATTTGCCGACATAAAACAGGAGTTTGTTACTTCTGCCCAAATTACTGTAGATATGCCCTTCGTAACTACTCAAAAAGTGGGTACAACTTATTCTTTAAGCGGAAACAATATCACCCCATCTGTAACTGTAGGAGATACTACAACATCAGGAAAGATTGGTGGGATCAATGTTGGCTCGTTAACTAATGGCGTTCCAGCAATGATACAAACTGATACCTCAGTGACCACAAGTGGCTCGGCCTTTTCAAAGACAGAATCGGTAATTATGGGAGATGCTACTCCTTCTGCTGTAACTCCTTCTAGTGGTATCGCAGCATTACCAGTATTAGGTGGAACGACAACTGTAGCTTCGGGTGGTACAGCAGGAAACCTTGCTCTTACTTCATTAAGTTCTGGAGTTCATACTTGTACTGCTGGTGGATCAGGTACAAGTTGCATAGGATCTACTAAAGTTACTATTACGATTGACTAGACTTTGCTTGCTAGTTTTATTAGTATTACCAGTAAGAACCCTTGCTGTGCCTGTTGTGCCACAATTTCGTTCGGGTTCGAGTCAGACTTCAAGCACTTCAGAATCAATAATAAATGAAACAATCACGAGTCATCAATACAGGACAGGCTACAGCTACAGTGCGTCAGGACATAATATCGAGTCTGAAACAGGATATATCAACCCTACTCCTACGACTACGAATGAACAAACAGTTGGGGGAGTAAATTTTAGTTGGACTTCACCAAACTTAGAAGCTATTCCTCGCTGGTCAATATCAAACGATGGAGCAGCCTTCTCTCTACAAGAAACACTCATTACTCCAGGGCTAGATACGACAACAACCATAACTCGCCAAATAAATACAAGCACAACCGTAGAAACCACAACTACGTTTGGACAATAGCTATAATCCTTTGCCCTGCAAGGGTTTTAGCTAATACAACAGTTGCTTCTCCTTCTTCAAATGCACAAGGTGTCGTTAATAATAATGCCACCATGATAACCCCCTCGGCTATGCCATCTTACAGAATGAGTCAAGGCATAGTTTGTGCTTCGCCAAGCCTTACAATTACACCCTATTTAACAGATAGCTGGTCTTTCGCACTTCCGAAAGAAACTGTGACTAGAACACCCATATATGACGAAGATACTGGAGAGATAAAATATTATTCAGAAATACCTAGATTTGAAAAAGATAATTTTAATTTAAATTATGGAATATCTGCTCAGTTTAATATTCCATTAGGCAAGTCTCCAGCACTTTGCCATGAAGCGACCCAAGTAAACATTGAAGCTCAAAGACTATTAATAAAGAAAACTAAAATGGAGATCAGTCTTTATCGTTTGGAGATGTGTGCAAAAATGGCAAAAGATGGAGTTACCTTCAAACCTAATACTCCTAGTGCTGTTACCTGTGAAGATATTGTTGTTAATATTCCACCAAATCAAGTTATCCCACATACTCACAAATTAGAGTAGACAAGTCACGGGTATTAAACTCATCTACGGATTACTATTTTACTTATCTTTTTTCTTCTTGGTCAACTTTGTCACGACTTGTTTAACGATTGGTCGTACAAGTTGTAAAACAAGGGGAGCAGATGCACCAACCAGAGCCAGACTAAATACCCCAACAAACTGAGGGGCAGAAGGTATGTACTGATCTTTCCACTCAACTGCTTCATAGAGAGTTATACATTCACTCCCATCTTGCCCTCTTTCATGTCCGATGACACGTTCCAGTTTCTTTTCGTTACGAAAGTCTCCTACTCGTTGATCGTTTTTACCAGGGCAAGGAGCAAAATCTGGTGGGGGAGGGTCAGGTGGTGAAGGAATTTTTGGCTGCTCTGTCTCTGGTAGGGGCGGTGGATCATTATTGACAGGTGTTTCTTCTGTAATGACGAGATTCTCAGGTGTATAGTCAAGAGGTACAAAACCAAGAAACGGAAAATCACACGTTGTAAATACACCATTAGGATCTTCCAATAATAAATTACGATTACCCGTATTTTTTATATCACGATGTTGATAGGTACAACCAGGAACATCAATATCTGGTGGCTTTGTAATACTTAAATAATGAGGACTATATGGTTGTGGTACGTCTGGAATGTATATCTCAGGAATATTTATATCAGGTATATCAATCGTAGGCATTTCTTGGTAAATATACTTCTACAAATGAATAGCATTTAGGACAGGACAGGTTAGTTATCATGCTGTACTCTCCAGATTTTAATGGATAATCTTCTTCATCTAGACTATGATCTCCACCCCAAATAAGTTCAGTTTTACAATGCCAGCAATTCATTTGATAATAGGCATTGATGGACCTGTCATTTTAGGTAAACCTTGATCTAATAATTTAGGCATCATTCCTTGTACATTACCAAGAATTTCGTTCATTACTCTTGCCTTGAAATTTTCTGAAGTTACATACTTGTAACCAAAGTACGCTCCACCACTCATAGAAGCTACCATTACAAATGAGATAATACTTAAAACATTAGCTATTTTTTGAAACATGATAAAAGAAGCATTAATTAAGGCAAGCGTACCAATAACATTTATGGTACTTTTCCTGATTATAGGATTAGCACCACTTTATGTCATGTATGGGATTATTGACAGAAATATACCTGTTAAGACTCGGTAGCTGGTTCGTCTGGTCTTAAAATATCTTCAACAGCAGCTATAGCTCCTTTTAGTTCAAATATTCTTTGTTTGCAGTTCTCTACTACTTTATTAGCTTCATTAAAATTGTTTACTATCTGCTGTAGCTCAGAGTTTAGAGCTTCTAGCTTCTGCTTTGGATCAACTGCCATTAGATTAATATTGTATTACTCTACTAATATACTAGGCTGCCTTTAATGCTGCAACTTCGGCTTCCAACTCTTGTATTGCTTTCATTAAATAAACAACCATTCCAGATGGGTTAAATGCATATTTACCTTCATCGTCTTTTGGATATGCTTCTGGAAAACTATCAACCATGTCTTGAGCAATATAACCTTTATGTTTTTTATCAGTATCTTGTTGATTGTTAAAATGAAACTCTTGTGGATTAATATTTTTAAATAAATTTAATACATTTTCACTCCATGATTGAAAATTCTTTTTAAGACTTTTATCAGAGCCGTTTGTAATATAAGATGTACTATTTGTATCTACTAATATTTCTCCGCATTTAGTTCCTTGAAAATCAAAAAGTATCATTTGTCCAGCACTTCCTAATCTGTTTAGTGCAATAGCCCTTGCACTTGATCTTTCTTGTACAAGTTGTCCAAATACTTTGACACCACTTGAATTTGTCTCAAATTTCTTTGAATTGTCGTGATATAGCTCTACGGCTCCGTTTTGAACTGCCACAATCATAGCTTCATTACCAGCAGCGTTATTAACTTGAAGTTGGCTAGTTTCAAGAACTAAAAATCCTGTTCCTTGATCGCTGATCCTACTATGGTTACCATCGTGATAAATTTGTAAATCTTCAGATGCACCAATTTTTAATCTTCCGCTATCTGTTTTCATTTCTATATTTCCATCATAAGTAAGTTTGATTTTCTCTGTAGCGGATAAATCACTTGTAAAATTACCGACTCTTAATCCAGTCTCAACGATACCTACTGCTTTAATACCTTCACCAACAGCATTTCTATTCATAAAGTAAGTGCCAGTGTAGGAATTATTATTTGCAGTAACAGGTCGAATTAAATTACAAAATAATGCTCCTGTTGTATGTGCTGAACTTGCAGTCTGATTACCAGAATCAGGTATGCTTGCTCCCACACTTGTAGTCTCAAACTTCTTACTGTTGTCGTGATATAACTCTACCGATCCATTAAAGTTAGCTTTTATACTTGTTTCATTTGAAGATCCATTTTCTAAAAAGAAACCAGCACTATCTGAAGCTCTAAATCTAAATTTATCTGACGCATTATCACCTTCATCAGGTTCAAAACTAAGTATAGCTTCGACACCCTCTGCTCCTGATATTTTTACACCGTCACTTGTAGTCTCAAACTTTTTACTGTTGTCGTGATATAGCTCTACTGCTCCATTCATATTAAATGTAGCTATAGTTTCAGCACCAGCTTCACTGGTTATATCCATACCACCTGTGCGAACCTTTAATCTTCCAGTACCACTTGATTCATCTATATAGCTATGACTACCATCATGATAAATTTGCAGATCATCATGACTACCAAATTTAGCTATATCGCTATCACCCATTTGCAAGCCATCTGAAATTATTTGTCCTGTAACAGTTACACCAGTGCTTGTAGTCTCAAGCTTTTTTACGTTGTTATGATAAAGCTTTACGTTTCCGTTTTCATTAGCAATTATCATTTCCTCATCACCTGTACTTCTTAATCGAAATACATTTGACTTAATTATTAAATTTCCTGTTCCAGCATCTTCTATATAGCTGTGGTTTCCATCGTGATAAATTTGTAAATCCTCGCTTGTTCCAAAAGCAATTTGGTTAGAACTGCCATCGTTAAATGTAAATTTACCTGTAAAATGACCACCTGTATTTGTAGTCTCAAACTTTTTACTGTTGTCGTAATATAGCTCTACATTTCCGTTTTCATTGGCAATTATCATGTCCTCGTCATTTGGACTTCTTAATCGAAATACATCTGAACGGAATATTAAATCCCCTGTACCTGTATGATCTACACGACTATGGTTTCCATCGTGATAAATTTGTAGGTCATCGCTTGTTCCAAGTTTTAACTTTGAATTATCTTCTATATCAATATCACCAGAACCACTAATAACTAATTTGATATTATTACTAGAATCTCTGCATTGTAAGTAATCAATAGAATCAGCACCACTAGCACTTTTTTTAAGAGTTAAAGTTGCAGTAGAAGTGTCTGAACTTTCTATAAAAGCAAACGTACCAGCAGAATAGAACCTACCATTACTAAGTTTGACCCCGCTTGCATCTGTTTCTAAACGCTTTGTATTGTTGTAGTAGAGTTCAACAACGTCATCTTGACAATTTATTTGGGTATGACCTTCTGGATAGTTTCTTAATCGCAATCCACTAGCTTGTATCATCAACTGACCAGTTCCACTATCGTTTATGAACGAGTTGTCATTGTTATGAAAAATTTCTAAATCATTCCCAGTACCAAGTCTTAGCCTTTGGTTATCAACCAGGTCTATGTTGGTGGCAAGATCCGATCCAGTAATAGTACCGTTCTTTATACCGTCAGTGCTGATCTGTGTTAGTGCCATTTACTTTGCCTCCAATGCTTCAATTCTACCTATAGCTTCCTGTAATGCAGCTACAAGTAGAGGTACAAGTTTTGATTGATCTATTCCTTGATAAACTGGCTCGTTATTTTCATCAACTTCATCTTTTGTTCCACTTACTGCTTCTGGAACTGCTGTCACTTCATGTGCAAAAAATCCATCAACTGTTGTACTTGCATCAGCTATAAAGTTAAATCTATATGGTTTAAGTGTTTTTAATCTTGTGATTCCGTCAGATATTGCAGTAGCATTTTCTTTCAATCTATAATCTGAAGAAGTATTAAATGCTGTCGCTGAACCATTAGTAGTTATTGATCCAACAGTGCCATTTGGATTTGCAAAAATAGCTAAATTTGCAGAGTTTGTAGAACTAGATCCTATATGCAATATCATTCTATTCTGAGAATTAGGTCTAAAAGATGCGTGAGTAGTGCCTACACCTGTGGTTCCAAAAATAACATTTCCACCTGATGAGATACGCATTTTTTCTGCTGGACCACCAGAATGATTAGGAGAGCATTTTATTATCAAATCATGCCCAGCACCATTATTGACAGCAGCTATACCAGCACCTCTTTGGTCTGGTTGAAATGAAGATAAAGCACCGAGCATTAGCCGTGCTTCGTCATCTGTACCACCATCATTCTTATGAATTGTGACAAGTGATGGACCAACACCAGCAACTTCTAACATTGAGTCAGGATTAGTTTGACCTATACCTACAAATCCAGCCGTAGTTATACGGACACGTTCTACCGCATTTGTATAACCATTAGTAGTGCCTGTCGCAAAAGATATACCACCATTAGTAACAGAATTTGCAATAGTGAGAAGATTATCACTAGCAGTAGAGGTAAAGCCCATTCCAATGGCACTTTCTTCAAGACCACCATCTTGCCTAAATATTATGAGTGGATTATCATTCTCATCATTATTATCAGTATCAGCTTCAATAATTAATTTACAATCACCAGAAGCTCCACTTGAAACGTGTAATTGACCTGCTGGACTTGCTGTACCAATACCTACCCTTCCAGACGAATCTATTACCATTCTTTCGCTATCGCCAGTGCCAAAAGCATTTGCATTTCCACCTGTTCTAAAATGCAAATCACCTGCTGACTGTAATAATCTACAACTGCCAGCATTATCAGCCATGCCTAAATTTACGTCACCATCAGTACTTTCTATAAATAAAGTTGCATTATCTGTTCCAGAATTAACATGAAGTCTTGCATCTGGGCTATTATCTCCTATACCTACGTTTCCAGTGCCAGCAACAACAATGTTATGCCTATTATCTACATCATCATACGCCATATAAAACTTATCATCACCAGCACCCATTGAAAATCTTGTATTTGTGCTTCCAGAACCGTCACCCCTAAAATGTAAAACACCATAACCACCGCCACCATCAATAGCAACTTCTGTATTTCCGTATGCAGCATCATTCCAAGCACTATCAAATCCATCACCAGATGAACCAAAACGTACATGACCAGACGAATCTATACGCATACGTTCAGATCCGTTGACCCTTAAATCAATTCTGGTATCAGGAACAAAATATATTCCAGTATTATTTAAATTACCATCACCACCTACTATTCCAGAACCACCTCCGTCACTATATAAATAACCAGCATGAGAAGCTCCTCCTCTTATCCATTTAACAGGTAAATTACTACTACTGTCACCAAGAATATGTAATGTTTCTGTTGGACTTGTTGTGCCAATACCTACTTTTCCAGATGAATCTATAAGTAATCTAGTTGCACTATTTGTATCGTCATTTATAACAAAATTTCCAGTATTAACTTGTATTTTATAATCAGGATTTTGAGGAACTCCAGCATCATCACTAAATAAAATTGATGGACTTGCATCTTTTATTGTTACATCACCATCTACATGAAGAAGTGAACTAGGACTTGTTGTACCTATACCTACGTTTCCATTCTTATCAATACGCAATCTTTCTCCTGACTCTACTCCAAGATCGTGAGTATGAAATGCAAGATAACCTTCATTAGTAGAACTAGGCCCACCAAATTCAATACCTTGAAATCCTGAGTTTACTCCAAGATCTGTTTGATCCGCAGTCTTACAAATTCCAATGTATCTTGATGCAGTAATATTATCTCCGACTGATCCTAAAGATATACCCATTTTAGTTCCTGCTGCTTCATTTAACTCCAACAAACTATCAGGACTACTGCATTTAATACCTATATTTCCATTACTTTTTATAAGCAAGCGTTCTGTTGGAGTGTCAGAGTTGACTCCATGTCCAATTATTAAATTACCTGACCCATCATTAATTATTCTTGAATCTAATCCACCACTAGGAACAGCAAGTAAAATTTCTGGGTTTGAGTCAGTAATTTTAAAAGTACTGTTTTGTACTTCTGTTGCACTTGTAAAAATTGGGGAAATTTTTGATCCTGCTATCGCTGCACTTGCGTTTATATCAGCATTTACAATGGTTCCATCTGCTATCTTTGCACTTGTAACGCTATTGTCTGCTGGTTCACTTACTCCAAGACTCTTGAATGTAAGAATAAAAAAGTCACTACCTGTTGCTGGAGCGTCACCCAGGATAATATCCGTTCCATCAACACTGAATCCCTCACTGGGCTGACCTGTTCCTGCTACTGGCTTTTGGATAACACCATTAATACTTACTAATAACTGTGCAGCAGATACGTTTGGAGGAGCAGACAAGGTAAATCTATAGGCAGATCCATTAAATGTTGCACTACCGCCACCCGTTCCAGAAGATGAGCTAAGTGTATTTATTGCAATATCACTACCACCACCAGCTATTTCAGCAATAGCTCCACTAT